ATCTGTGACGCCGTCATTGTTACGATCTTCGTAGCTTACTATCACTTGATAGTCGTCAACTAGTCCATCAACTTGTACAGGTTGGTCAACAATTTTAAGATAGATATCATCAGGCAATGGACTATTTGAATCTGGCAAGCTGTTGGTTTTTAATACGTTGATGTAGTCGCTGACTATGTTACCGAGTCTAGGATCATAGATACGATTACCAGTTTCAAAGAAAAATCTAGTTTGCAGCACCGATCCAAAGTTGTATACCAAGGCTCTACTGCTCACAGTGTATTTTAATCCATCTGTAACTGCTTGTATCATCCAACTAGCGTCTTGATTAGTGCCCGATGTGTTGCCTGCATTGGCCTGACTCCATGATGCATCCACTGCCAGATTGGTATTGGTAATGAGATACCAAGTATACGCAGTTCCTGTAACGCTGCCGGTGCTGTCATATCCTAATCCAAAATTCCTGTACAATGTGATTTGATTGATAATGTCTTGTTGTAGTGCTGTAGAAAACGTGGTTACCAATATAGGAATTACCACTGTAGGGATAGCCCCAGTGGGTACAAACACATTTAATGTTACAGGCCCGGTGCCGTTGACAAAGTTTCCTTGTCCGTTATTGGTACCATCTTGATAGATGCTTTGAGGAGAGGCCCAGAAATAATATTTTTCAGCTGCTAGTGTAGGCACACCTAGTTTTAATCGATTGTCTGAGTCAAAGAAATATCCTGCAGGCGCAGCAAATTTTATCAAACTGTCTGTTGTGATAAATTTGGTACTGCTGCTAGAATAACTACCAATGATAGCTGGATATCCCAGAGAGTTTATAAAATAACCAGTGGTCTCATTGGCCAGTCTGGTACTTTGATTCCATGTTAGTCCCAATGCAGTTAGATCAGGTCTAGGAAAATTGGCGTAATAAAATTGTGTAAATGCAGTAGTAGCCACCAATGGTTGAAATTGATTTGTGACCACACTGGCAATTTCATTGTTGTTGACCCAGGTGAAGAAGAAAGAAGGAAGTTGATTTTCTTCCCAGATAGCACCATCGCTGGCAAATATATTTGTTGAGCTGTATTTTCCAGTATTGTCCACTAGATCAAGATATCTACTGGTACCAATACTGGCACGATTCAATGCATAACTCTTGATAATTGAATTGTAGTATGTAAATGGAAAGTTTGTGTAATCTTCTCCATTGACCATACGATTCTGAGTGTAGTATCTAGCTGGCGCACGTTGTTTGATCTCGTCTAATGTTTCTCTAGCTTGTGCATTGCTCACCGGAGTAGTGATGCCGCAAGTAAAAGTAATAGTCTGTAACTGCCCTGCTCTGCTGATATAGCTGATGGGTATGATCACACTTTGCATTTCTTCTGGATTGATAATGTATGTGAGACCATTGCTGGCACGCACATACGCACGGAACAATCCCACTGGAACAGCAGAAAATACTCCATCACCAAATGTCATGGTAATCTGATCATTGGCTCTACTCAATGTAGAATACAATTTGCGTTGGTCAGGAGCTAATTGTTCTTGGGCAGCAGCATATACTGATTGCACATAAGTCCATTCGCTGGCAATAGTACCAGTATCATCTAATTGGAACAACCAACGATCTGTATTGTTAACACCTTCAATATTGATGTTTACTGTACGGTTAGGTATAAGTTCAGCTAGGTTAAAGTCTTGATTTTGCAGCACACCTTGTTTGAAATAAAAGAAAAATCCTGTGTTGGCGCTGGCAAATCCCAATTGGTCATTGCGGAATAAAACGTTAAACAGTCCGTTGGGTTGTGGTGCTGGTTCATATACAAATGGTGCTGTTGTTGGAGTGCCCACTGCTGTGGAATTTACTGCTTCAAATGGCATGGTCACGCCATCAACTGTGGCGCTGTATGGCACCACAGGCAAAAATCCCGGCACTAGATTGATGGTATATTCATTAGTATCCACGCCCACTATGGTGCTGCGATTGCCCGGATGACCTATACGTTGACTGTCTATCAAGGCAGCATTGATAATGGCTGTGAATTGTTCAGCCCAGTTGAAATTGGTAGGATCGTTCCAGTTGATTGTGGCATTGGCTAAATTTACACCGTTAAAGTCTGTGACGTTTTCTGTAGTTTGTACAGAAAATACTTTGAGATATCCGCTGGCTGCTGTGTTACGTTTGGCAGTATAACTTACCAAATTGGCCAGTTTTACTACGCTGTCTCTACGTTCGGCTGTGTCAATGTAATTTTCTCTTGTGTTGAGATCATTACGAAAACTCATGGCCTGACCCATAAAAGCAATCACATCCAGCATGGCTATGAATTCAGATGACTCAATGTAGTCATTGAACGTTTCTGGATAGTATTGACGCAGGTAATCTACAAAACTTTTTCGTAGTGCTTCAAAGTCGTAGCTTTGAAAGTCTGCTTCTCTGTAGGTTTGATAGATGCGTTTCCAATCCTCTACTCCGAATACAACTGTTTGTCTAGTGGTGCGTGCCATGATTTGTTATTTACCAATAATATAAACGGCTAGTTTTATACAAAACTAGCTCTTCTTTGTTGTTGATCAAAAAATACACTCAACAATTCAGCGTCGGCATTGGGTACAAATTGTATTTGAATTTCGATTAGTACACCATTTTCTTGAGGGTAAATGTTAGCGTCAGTAATATTGAGTCTAGGATCTCCTCCTCCCACACGTTGTATTTCGGCCAGTATAGCAGTCATTGTGGTTTGATTTTGATTTTCAAACAATATATTCCACAATGTAGTTCCGTAAGTAGGACGTCCGGGTAATTGTCCTTGTAATATATTAAGAGCGTTTAATAAATCGCGCTTGATCAGTTCAGTATCTGTGAGTGTGAACTTTTTGTACTGATTTTGTGTGTTGAATCCGATGAATGTGGCCATAACAATATTTAGTTGGTATCAAGGACCGTCATTGCTAGGACCGTCATTGCTAGGACCGTCATTGCTAGGACCGTCATTGCTAGGACCGTCATTGCTAGGAGAATCATTACCCCCAAATTGAGCTGGGTCACTGTCTCTGGCGTTGGCTGCATCTTGTCCGTCAACTGCATTGCTCAGTCCTTCATTGCTCAGTGTAGGTGCTGTACCAAATCCACCATCATTTTCAGCAGCTGACTCAAAACTATCTAAAGCAGCAGCATCAAAAGTTATAGTTATAGAGGGCAAGTTGTCAGTTCCAGGTATAGTCACAGTATTAGGATTTGCCAGTGCGGCCTGTGTTGCCAATGCTGTGTTTATAGTAGGAGTTAAAGTAGAATTCAACACTCCGGCAATCAACGATCCAATTGGGCCAAATGCAGATGCTGCCAAAGTGGCTACTTTGAGTGCTGCACTTACTGCTTTTGGATCTGATGCCGCGTATGCTTTGAGGGTGTTAACTGCACTATTCACTGTTGCGCTTACTGTTCCTGACACAGCAGGTGTGGCCGATTGTGTGGGCGCGGCATTTAATGCGGCGCTGGTTATTGCACCTATTACCGCAGTAGGGCTGCCACTAAGAGCACTGCTGATCAGGGCCTTTTGTGTTGCTGCATTGTTGAATGAACTTGTAAAGGTATTTGTGGTAGCAGTGGTAGTGTTGGTAGATGGAACACCATCATTAGCTGTACCTGTAAAGGCACTGGCTGCTCCACCGAACATGGCTGCTTTGTCTGCGGCTGTGATTCCACTGCCTAGTACTGGACTAGTTCCGCCAATGCTAATTGGATTACCAGTGCGGTCAGTGACTGGTGCTCCGTCGGCAGTTCTCAGTATTCCACCATAAGTAGAAATTCTATCAGCACCAGTTGATCTACTGTTGATCACTTCCACAATTTGTTCGCCGGTGAGCCCTGATGCAATCAGCGTAGATATAGCTGATTGCACTGCCACAGTAGCGGCTGCAGGATTTGAAGTACTGGTTCCTGCTGATTGAAAATACGGTGTTGGTATTTTTGGATTGCCAATGATAGCTTTCATAGCTTGATTTACATTGACTCGATTCACAGTATTGGTATAGCCTTTGGCTTCTACTGTGCCTGATGACAACGCACTACCGCCGCCTGACAATCCTTGATTTATTGATCCAAACGTTCCGCCAAAACTAGATGATGCAATAAATCCAATAACCCCGACAGCAGCAGCAGTTGCACTATCATTTAGATTCAATGATTTTGTTAGAGTGTTTACTCCAAATTTCGTACCTGCGTTTACCAATGGTCCTATAGTTGATGCTACTTCAGTCCCGGTGATGGTTCCATTCTGCTTGAGTTGATTGAATGTATTTTGCATCAATCCTTGTTGGGTTGCAGTTTGTAAACCAACATCATTCAATATCACATTGATATCTGTTGCACCTTGTTTGCCGGTCCATGATGTAGGGCTACTGAGTATGCCGACTGCATTTGCAGGATCTTGTTTGACTTGATCAGCAATACCCGGTTTGATCAATCCTGCGATTTGTAATTGATCAGCTGTGAGTCCATAGGAACCTAACCCTTTTAGATTAGTGATTACATTTGAAGCTTGGTCAACTGTGACTGCTGTGGTTGCGACCAATCCTTGCACCTGTGCTGAACTCACCGTGCCAATGGTTTGAGAACCGATTTTGGTATTAACAAAATCACTGGTGGTAATAGCATTAGCTACAGTAGCACCTGGTTGAGTAGGTAGGGCAACATACCCTCCTTGTTGTTGTGCAACACTAACTGCTTGTGGACCTATATATGCAGGTGCTGTGGACAATCCATCAATGGACTGTGTCACAGCGTTTAACAACCCGCCTATCGAAATACCCACAAGACCACCTGAGTTGAGTTGTTTGTCAAACACCGCTTGTGCTTGGTCGTAGGTGGCACCCGGCGGTCCTTGCAGTTCGTACGCTTCTCCAGCAGCAGTAGTAAATTTCCAAACGCTCATGCTGTTCTAGTTATGCTCCAATTGGTAGCCACTGGTGTTGCTGCCGGCGGCGGTGAGTTTTTTCCATCACTATTTGTAGTTGCAACAGCAACTCCCTTGTTATGATAAGGATATGGCTCATGTGTGGGCGCACGAGTTACTATACTAGTTAGCGAATTCTCAGTGACCTGCCATCCAGTGCTGTTGTTAAATTTTGTATCTGGCATAGTTGTGGTAGGATACAAGCTAGGCGTTTTTAATTTGGCACCTGCACTGCCGTTAAGATCTATCTTACCTGCATTTAATCTCATTGCACTACCAGCATTCCAAGACCCTGATCTACTTTGCAATGCCAACGATCCGTCGCTGAGAACACCTATTTGTTTTTCACTGTACAAAGTCATTGCACCCTGGCTGGCTATCTGCAAAGATTTTACTGCACCAATGTTAGTGGCAAGATTTGATTTCATATTGATATTGCCGCCAGCATACATGTTGATATCTTTGTCAGCATGTAAATTAATTGTGCCTTGAGTGCGTACATTTACAGAATTAGTTGAATACACATCCACAGTACCTTCGGCACCAAACTCAATCCAAGTCTGTCCACTGGCATGCCCGATATAAAGAAAGTTTTGACTATCATTCATCATGATTTGATGACCTTTGGCCGTGCGTAATCTAAACAGTGAATTTTTACTTTCTAAATCACCATCGTCCATGACCAGCGTATGCCCTCCCAACCGCCCAATTACTTTGACGTCATTAGGACTTAGATTACCTGAGCTTAATTGTTTTCTTATGGTATTAGGATCCAGCCCCTTTTGATAAATGGGTTGTCCGGGCGTAGAAATTCCGTACACTGTGCTAGGACTTTCTCGTTGTGCGTTGGATATGATAGGTCCGCGTTCAGGATCTTGATCTAATCCTTGTTGAAAAAAGATACTGGCCTGATAGCTGTGTACTGGTTTAGGCTGATCAAAAAACTGAGGGTTTTCGTCTAACTGTTTGTTTTCTGTGTTTATTTCAGTAACTGGAAGTAGGGGACTTTTTGCAAAATAATTGCTTTGAGATATATTTTGAGGCACAGACTGACTTTGTGGAGCAGCACCAATGGCTGGCAACATGTGATTTAAATTGTCTTGAATCACACAACCAACATAATAGCCTTGGCTAGGATCGCCTTCAACAAAAAAACATAACACTTGTGTGCCAATGTCCGGAGTGGTAAACCACATGCCATAGCTTTGTTGATTGCCTGGATAATCGCCATAGCCTGCACTGGTTCCAGTTTTTTCTGTAGCACCATAGAAAGGTGTCAAATATCTTACCCATCTCAATCCGCCTTTACCTTCTGGTCCAGATGCAAATTGTTCTATATACACTTGCACACGCCCAGATCTGGTAGAGTCCACTGTGTTTGTTATGGTTCCAATGAACGGACCCATTTCAACCGGAGTACCTCCACGATCAAATTTGTAGGTACTAGAACGTCCAGATATTTGCTGATTATTTTGTGCCATTGATTACGTTTCCTTAAGGTCCTTCATCATCTTGTACTATGCCTTGTGTTGGCACCGGAGTTACAATTCCTCCAACTGCGGTTTCTCCAGGCCTCACAGCCAAAGTGGATGGCGATTCTAATCCGCCAAATTCGTTAGTTTGTCCTACTGTTGCCACTATTGACACCGGCGGCACCGGTGTTCTGAGTGTTGCATTAGAAATAGAAGTTATGGAATTTGCTACCTGTGTGTAAATTGCATTAGTTACGTCAGATATCACAGCATTGACCGCAGTTTGTGTGCCAGCTTGTAGTGGTCGAATAAATGTACTTGTGTTTCCGCCCGAATTGGTCAGAGTTGATATTGCCGACGGATTAGTATTTCTTCCCACGTCAGATGCGCCTGATGTGGTGTCAGTATTAAAATATGCAGTACCTTCTATTTCTTGTGTGAATTTTCCAGCTTTAAAACTGCTGCGAGATTTGAATGCTATGTATGCAACTGATTCTTGTGCATCACCTGCTGACTCAACCAAATTAGTACGATAATTATTTGTACTTGGGTCCATAAGGCCAGTGTTAAGATTATAATCAGTGGGTCGATTCCATGCAAATTTAAAATATGGCACACTGGCAGTGGTGTTGATACTACCATCAGAGTTAAATGGTGACACTACAAATTTACCACTGGTTAACGGAACTACAGATGGAATCCAAGCAGGGTCACCAATGATATTGAGTTTGATTTTGGCATAATCTTGAGTGTACAAAATATCAGCAGCATTGGCTCCTGGTTCAAAAGTTTGACCAGTACCGCCTTGTCTAGTTTGATTACTGGCGGGTAGATAACTTTTTTTAAACAAAAACGTAGATGTATCAAGTTGTTTTTTTATTTTTTCAGTTGCACCAGTTATGGCTTGGTGCCACAATGAATTAAAACTTTGTTCGTATTGAAGTACCTGTGTGTTTTGTCCAGTAAACCAATAGTTATAAATTTTATGCACACCTCTGAATACACCACTGGAAAAATATTCGCTTTGAACTGGAGTTTGATACGGTGTTACTAGATAAATCAATCTGTATGCAAAATCATTTCTTGCTGGATCATATTGTAATGGTATTGCATAACTTACTATGTTATACCAAGCAAATACTTGCCCGGGCTTACCTTGTGGATCCCACAAATTTGTTTTGGTATTATAAATTACATTTTGCTGATCGCCGATATATCTGCTGCTACGCATAACTTGATCAATGAACTGCACTATTTGCTGTCCTGCTGTGGCGCCCCGAGTTCTTACCTGCAACGGAGAACTTTGTTTTCCTGGATCCAATTTTCCAGCAGCAGAAGTCAATGGAGTTGTACCGGTAAATTCTTTTTCTATAGGACCCATTGGAATCATACTAGCATTTTCCAACAATGGATCTGCAAATCTAATTTCATAAACATCAGGAATGAATCCTCGTTTTCTGGCCTGGTCGGCATAATAAGCATTGATAGCAGCACATAGTCCTGTGCCTGTTTGATTACTAGCAGGTGTAGGAGCGGCTGCGGCTGTGCCCGGTGGTGCACCAACTCCTCCAAGTGCGTTCTCTCCAGGCTTGCTTCCTGATCTTGGTGCTGGTGCTAGATTATCAGCCATGTTGTGGTATCCTCATGGTATGACTCCTGTTGCCTGAGCTCGTTGTGCAGGATCTTGAACATTGTTACTGCCCGGCGGCGAACTTTGTATTGGAACATTTTTCCTAGTTTGATCTCCGGCTGCTTGGCTGGCAGTAGGTTGTGCTATACTACCAACTAATATGTCTTTGACTGTGGCGCCATTGAATGTGAAATTTTGTGGTATGCTGCCACGGATGGTGCTGTTGTTATTGACTTGTTCTAATCCTTGGCCATCAATGTTGTATTCAACCAATTTGTTAGCAACTTTAAAAGTAATGTTGGTAATGGTAAATGGTATGAATTTTTCTACCACCGCTGATCGATCTGTAATACCGTTTCGTTGTGCAATAGGTTGAACAAGATTTCCATCAGTATCGTAGCCATAAAATCTTATGACCATGCAATACTGTGCTGCTTGATAATTCACAGGACTCCCCGGTTTGGCGATATTCATTGTGTTGTACACATCAGTTACCGCAGTGTAAAGATTTTTTAACAATGTTATGCCATTGGGTTCGGTAACGGTAAACGAGACTTTGCTCAATAATGTTGCACCTCTGGCGCCTGGAGTACCTGGGTAATATGAGTCAAATTCAAGATTGTCAAGATAGTAGTCCAATAGAAAATAAGGGTTGCGCCCCACTCCTACAGTACCTGCTCCTCCACCCCCGGGTATGCCTGTTTGAGTAGGTACAGCATTTTGTACAGGTGCGCCTCCGCTTTGTGCCAAAAGATAGTAACCAGTTAGATTACGATTAGGCAACAAAATAAGATTGCTATAGGTCCTTGGGTCCAACAAATACCAACTGAGATTGTAAGTGTAACTGGCATACTGATCCAACACATTGTCTTGTGGTATGATAGCAGCATTGACTCCTCCATACAATTCACTCAATCGATTTTGTGTAATATTGGTGGTTGGTTGTACAGCATCCTCACTGCCAGCACCTACACCTGCTTGTGTGCCACTGTTTGTGGTTGATGTTGTTGTTGCAAATGGTAATCCTGCGGCTATGCGAGCTGCCTGTGATCGCTGCATTGGATCTTGCACAGGATTAAAAGGCAATGGTCCCAACGGCAGCGGTGATGGTATAGATTGGCTCACAGTCAATGGTACTGTGGTGGCATCTGTTCCTGTATTCCTGGCTCCTGTTTCTTCGCTGGGTGTTGCTCGAGCATTGGTAGGCTCTATCACCAGCTTGGTCACTATCCTACCGACCGCAGTCTGTACAGTTTGTATAGGAGGGGCTGGTGCTCCAGGATTGGCGTTATCGTCTCTGGCCAGTTGCGCTTGTGCTGTGATAGTTGCTGCACTACTGGGTGGATTTATTCCGGCGGTAAGAGATGCAAATGTAGGTATTACATCTGGCGAGATTAAATTACCATCATTGCCATTGCTTCGTCCAACAATCAATCCTGTTTTGGTTTCCGCCACAGCAATTGCGGTATTATATGCTTGTCGATCTTGAATGGAAGAATTCCAAGATTGATAAAACGCTGTCAGAAACTGCGAGATCTGAACCTGAGTGGCCATGATTAAAATCCTAACACGCTGCGTAGAGTGGTTATCTTGGGCAAATAGATACGTACCCCGGCTTTGAAATCTAATGGAGGTGCTGTGAGTGTGTTGGGATTTCTTTGGTAGAACACCCACCACAGAGTGCTGTTGTTGTACAAGTCTAGGGCCAACATGTCTGGTCTGTATTGATAAGTTTGTGTGATTTCCATCAGTTGATCGTCAGTTTGTTTTGGGATGGGTCTGTTGGTCATTACATCCAAGAAAAACTGACTGTATCCTGTGGAGAAATATGCGCTGGTTGAATCGTATGTGGCCATTACCAGAATCCTTCTCTAATTAGATCACCGTTGGCAAATCCTTTAAGGCTGAATTGTTGACTGACTTGAGCACGTGATTGCATGGGTAATAATCTTATTGAAAGATCTACACTAGTTGGAACATAGGTAGGGTTATTTTGCCCTAACGTAGGTGGTGCTGGACGAGTCACAATTGCACCTGGGCTGATACCTTGGCTGGAAACCAAATTGGCTATACGCTGTGCGGCGCCTGATATAGGGTCAGTGGGCGAAGTTTGGCGATCTCTACGAGTTAGCAAACTGGCTCCATTGATGTTTACACTGCGAGCACGTATATAGTCCACATTGTCTGGCATGTTGTATGTAAAACCAGAAACCACACAAGGATGTTGTTTGAATTGGTATTCTCCAAATCCTGACAAGAATACCAATGGTGGTGGCGCGCCTCGCTGAGCATCTTGCCCATAGAACATTTTGGTAACTGACCTAAAGAAATGTATCACCGCCAATAGATACGCTGCTTCGTTGGTGTCTTGTGCTGTGAATTTGGCTTCAATTGAAATTTCTCCTACATTGCTGTTTTGATAGTAATAGCCTTTGTAGTTTGAATGTGTGAGATCTGTGTGTACGTACATGGCAGTGTAGTTGGTTGAAATCTTAGGGGTATAAGGAAATATTACCCCTCCGGTGTTTTTCAAAGGTTGCAGTATGCCACTTGGTGTTGCGTTGTACAAGTAATCAGCACCGGGGGCTAAACTAAGTCTAACACGCCAATCACCGTTGTTGGATTGTTTGGTCTGCTCTGCTAACACTTGTCCGCGCTGTGCTAGTAATTTTAGTGTGTTGGCTTGGGCTGCTGCGGCAGTTGATGCCGCAGCCAGAACTTGATCTGCTGACAGTCCGGCTACACTAGCATTGAGAGCCGCATCAACTGCTGCATTTAATACTGCGGCTGTTGCTGTGTCTGCTCCTACTGCTGTTGGAGAGAAGGCTGTGGGCAACAAGCTGCCTGCTAAGGCTGCTGCGGTAGTAGTGCCAGCAGTAGCACCATTGTTATTATTAAGAGCAGACAATGCTGCGGTAACTGGATCGGCACTGAACACACTAGGAAATGGTATACCTGCTGATGCAAATGCTGCTTTGGCTTTGGTCAATTCTGCTTGGAAAACTGATAACGGATTTGCAGCTGATATAGGTGGACCAACAAAGTCAGATGCCGCCTCCGGAACTCCTGTGATTCCACTTACTGGCGCAGCGACATTTGGGCCAAAGCCACGATAGAAAGGTTCGCCTGTTTCCTCATTGATGGCAAAACCAGGTTGTAAGTTACCGTCATCGTCGAATGCCGGAAACTGACTAGGGTCAGCAGCAGGACTTAGTGGGGTGGCACCTTTTGTTATGGATGTAAATGCTGATTTTAGTGATGCTGTTAAATCATTTACTGTGGTGGTTAAACTAGCCGGTAAAATATTTATAAGTGAATTTGTCTGATAAGATAGTCCGGTTAAAAATCTATCAACTGCACCAGCACTTACTGTGGGTATTGGCGTTGAGAATGTGCCTTCTCTAGGATTAAAAACAGGTTCGGGCGCCACATTTGATATGCCACCAAATTCATCAGTCTGCCCTTGGAATCCAGTTGTGTCCGATGCTGCTGGATTAAATGCGGCTACTTGATCATTTCTTAATGCAGCAAAATCTGAACCGTCGGCGTTTACATCAATCGCTCCAGCGCCATCAGCAATTGGAGATTGTGTATCTATACCCTCTGCTGGTTGATTGTAATCTACTGAGTACCAACCGTTATCATTGAGCTCGCCACCGGCGCCAGGAATAACAGATCCTAAATTACCGTCGGGTCCTTGAGCAAAGTTATAAGAATTTGCATCAGTGATGCCAGATTCAAATGCTGCTGAGGTGTCATCGAGCCCAAAATTTGTGGCATCATTGAAACTGGTTGCAGTATCGCCTATGTCAGAGGAGGTGAAGTCACCAAAATCATCAAACGGCATTTTCTACCTCCGCCCAAGAAGATGATATTGGAGCATCTGACCCAGTACCACGTAAGTTATGTAAGCAACACAATACAACATTGTCTGTAATGGCCAGGAACTTGTGTTTACATCCTGCGGGAATAGTTATTATTGCAGGGGCATGAAAATCAGTAGGATCAGCATCATTTTGCCATACACGCACTGCCCCACTGGATACCAATGTGATATGATCATGAATATGTACGTGTTGAGTGATCACTGAATTGGCTTTTTTTATCGTATAGGCACGAACCCAGATATCATCTACCTCAGCAAACTCAATGTAGTCTAATTTAAATTTTCTCGAGTCCATGTGTTTATTTACCCAAAAAATAAACCGCATAGTTTATAAACCATTGACAACTGTGCAAAATGTGTTATAATAAATAATATTTTAAGGATCCGCCCCTTGGCCACAATCACAAGAGCAACACCAAAAACCAATTATCTCAACAACAGAGATATCCTGAAAGAAATACATCTCAGCAAGAACAACTACTGTGCATATAGAGATTCAGTTTTGGATCATCAATACGACATTATCTTGCCCAGTACAAGCAAAATCAATCAAAAAACCACAGCCGAAGCACGTAGAAATCGAGCAGATCGCATCAAACGTGAAACTGGTGAGCTTGTGGATCCTAAAAAAATCCCCAACACAGACATAGTTTTTCGCATAATGACCTGGGAACACATACCCATGGCGCCCAAAAAGATCACCAAAGCAGCAGCCAAAAAACGCAAGTTAGAAGAACTATTAGAACTAGATGATCCTGTAGAAGATGATCCATTAGCTGGATTGGTTGATGAACCCATGTTAGATCCCACACACATGCGGGTGAACTTTCCTCCGTTTTTCCACTATCGTGTGGATGCTAACAAAGAACCCGTCCTGGTGGGCAAGAGTCACTGGCGCGGAGATCTCGAAACTGGAGAGTTCTCCAAGGATCACGGCGAGATGACACGCACTTTGGCCCGGATGTTTATGAAACTGTGCGAACGCTATGCCACAAGATCAAACTGGCGTGGATATACCTACAATGAAGAGATGCGTGGACAAGCCCTGTTGCAACTCAGTCAAATTGGATTGCAATTCGACGAGTCCAAATCACAAAATCCGTTTGCATATTATACTGCTGCTATCACTAACTCATTTACTCGTATCCTGAATATTGAAAAGAAGATGCAGAACATCCGTGATGATATCTTGGAGATGAACGGGCTCAATCCGTCATGGACTCGACAGAACTCCGGCAAACACAGCATGCAAGCCATGTCCGGTCCGGTCGTAAGTACCTTGGATGAGTAGTATACTGTAAGGATGACTAATCTATTCCGCAAAGCCGCGATCTTCACAGACATTCACTTTGGACTCAAATCCAACAGCACCACTCACAATGAGGACTGTTTGAACTTTGTGAAGTGGGCTACTACCAAGGCACGAGAGGAAGGTTGTGAGACCTGCATGTTTCTTGGTGACTGGCACAACAATAGAGCCAGCTTAAATATTGTCACACTGAACTACAGCCTGCGGGCACTGGAGCACATGAATGCTAATTTTGATCGGGTGTTTTTTATTCCAGGCAATCACGACCTATACTATCGTGACAAGCG